GAACATTGACTTCCATGCGGGCAAGAATATCCGCATGTTCGCAAACGAATCAATAGAGATGACTGCACAGACTACAATGACACAACAGTCTGTTGGAAAGTTCTTACAACAATCCCAAGGTGATATGCAAATCATTACCGCCGCAAACTTTACGAATGCGGTACTTGGTAATTATGATATGGTTGTTGATGGGGATTCACTTACAGATATTAAAGGAAATCTTTCTACTAACATCACTGGTAATGTGGGTATGTTGGCAGAAGGAACATTTGCGACAACAATTAAAGGTGCAACATCATTCCACACAGAATCGACTATGGAACTTGCGTCTACTCTTGCAATGAAGATTGACACTGGTAATAAGTTAGATATTGGTTCTGGAAATGCAATGAACTTAGCTGGTTCTACTATTGACTTAAATAGTGCTCCAAGAAGTGCTGCAACTATTACTGCTGTTGTTCCAATCGTTCCTCGTGCAAAACCTTCACCACCAGCTGGAGATGGATACGCACCAGAAGTTACGTTTATGAACACAGGAGATATTGCAACAGGAATTCTACCATTCAGTATTGATGATGAAGAGTATGACACGGATGGATTCGCTGGTAAGATTGATGCACCTAAACAGGCAGAGATACTTGAACCCAAACCTTTCAATGCGCTAAGTGAGGCAGATGACTTCTTTTCAAGTGATGATGAAGATAAGAGTGAGGGTGAGATTCGTGCTGCTATTGAGGCGGGTGATGTTCTTCCAACATCTTTCTCTGATTATTCTTACAATGCATTGACAGGAAAGATAAACACAAACGGCGCTGCAAGAAAAGCAGTATCTATACCTCGTGTTCCAGATGAAGGTGAGGAACATGGAGAGGGTGGTTCTGACTTTACTGCTGAACCAGAACCAGCAGCAGATACCGCTGCGGTTGAGGTTGCACAGGCAGACTTCAAGTACGATGGTGCTGGTGATGTTATCGGTGGTGTCAACTATAGTTTACCACTATCTACACACTTTACATTAGGACAACTATCCAAGAATTCTGTTGTTGCGAAAACAGCAATTCAAAAAGGTGGTAACAAAGGATTTACTCAGAAACAAATTATTGACAAACTTAAAACTCTTGCGATACATGTTCTCGACCCAATCAAAGATCAATATCCAGATATGATTGTAACGAATGCATACAGAGGAAAGAGTACAGGTTCACAACATAATGTCGGAGAAGCGGCAGACATTCAATTCCCTGGCGTACCAAAGTCTGAGTACTATGCACGAGCTCAATGGATTAGAGAAAACATTCCACACGATCAATTAATACTTGAATATAAGAATACAGGTTCGGGACTCCCTTGGATTCATATTTCGTGTAAGGATGCTGGAAACAGATTGACTATCTTTACGATGTACAATCATAGAAAATATGGGGATGCTGGTAAATTCTACCAGTTAGCATAATATGCCAGCAGTATGTAGAATTGGAGACTCACTAGACACAGGACACATATGTGATGCAACAACCACAGTCGCAACTTCCAACACTACTGGTAAAGTTAAAGCGAATGGAATCGCAATAATAGTTGTGGGCGCTTTAACTGCACCACACGGTGTTCCGCCTGCTTGTGCAAACCATGAAGTTCCACTGGTGGGTTCTTCTGCTACTGTTAGTATTGAGGGTAAACTTGTAGGAAGGATTGGAGATGCAATTGATGATGGGGCTATGACAGGTGGTAGTCCAAACGTAAACGCTGGATAATTAATTAAAGGAAAAGAAATGTACGAATATAAATGTAAAATTTTAAGAGTGGTTGATGGTGACACAACTGATGTTGATATCGACTTAGGGTTTGGTGTTTGGTTGCATAAGCAACGCATTCGCTTTTATGGAATAGACACACCAGAATCTAGAACGAGAGACTTGGAAGAAAAGAAGTATGGACTTGCAGCGAAGGAATATGTGAAATCACATATACCTGTTGGTTCTACACAGACGTTGGTGACAGTGAAAGATGGTAAAGGTAAGTATGGCAGAATCTTGGGACAGTTCAAGTTGGAAGATGGAACTATCCTTAATGAGAATATGATATCAGAACATCATGCTGTTGCATATCATGGACAGTCTAAAGAAGAAATCGCAGAGGGGCATATTGCCAACAGAGAGTTCATTAATCTCTAACTTTCGTTATAAATACAATTAAGGAGATTTCAATGGCACTAACACCAAACTCATTTAGTGATGCGTCTGCGTCTAAGTCTAGAAGCACTAGACTATACAAAGATATCAGTTTGTCTTTCACAAGACATCCTATTACTGGTGACATCGCTAAGTTGACGGATGCAGATGCTGTAAAGAGAAGTGTAAGAAATCTTATCAATACAGATTTTTATGAGCGCCCGTTTCATCCAGAGATTGGTTCAGATGTAAGAAGAACATTGTTCGAACCTGTTGATGAGACAACAGCTATGAACTTAACAACTTACATTGAAGAAGTTATTGTAAACTACGAACCACGGGCGGACTTGGCATCAGTTAGAGTTGATGCTGATATTGATAGAAATGGATACAATATTGTTATTGAATTCTACCTTCGCAATTCTGAAGAAGGTCTTATTTCTATGGATGTTCAGTTGCAAAGACTGAGATGATATCGAAACAATTAGAGAAGAGCAAATAATATGTCACAAAAATTACAAGTTACAGAGTTGGATTTTGATTTAATCAAAGATAACCTAAAGACATTCTTGAAAAATCAAAATGAGTTTACAGACTATAACTTTGAAGGTTCTGGTATGTCACAGATTGTTGATCTGCTTGCATACAACACACACTACCTCGCAATGAATGCTAACTTCGCAATGAACGAAGCTTTCTTGGACACTGCTACTCTTCGCTCTTCTGTAGTATCTCACGCCAAGAAACTTGGTTACACTCCACGTTCTGCTCGTGCTCCTATTGCGTATGTTGATGTAACTCTTAACTCATCTGTTGCTGCTAGTGCTACTCTTGCTAAAGGTACACGGTTCACCACAAAGATAGATGGTAGCACATATGGATTTGTAACAAATACGGATTTGTCTGTTACTCCATCAAATGGTATTATGAGATTTATCAATGTTCCAATCTATGAAGGAACTCTTGTTACATCCAGATACACTGTTGATTTGAATAACATTGAACAGAAGTTTCTGGTGACGGACACAAGAGCAGACACTACAACACTACAAGTATCTGTACAGAATTCTACTAGTGACTTAACTACAACAGTATATACTCTTGCAACTGACATTACTCAAGTAACATCTGGTGCAAATGTTTATTTTATTCAAGAAGGTGCTGATGGTAAGTTTGAAGTTTACTTTGGTGATGGAGTTGTTGGCAGTGCAATCTCTAATGGTAACATCGTTCAACTTCAATATGTTGTCACAAACAAAACAAAAGCTAATGGTGCAAACCTCTTCTCTACTACATCAGTTGACGGCGAGACTGATGTGACTGTCGCAACTTTGATTGCATCAAGAGGTGGTGCAGAACCAGAATCTATTACATCTATAAAATTTAACGCTCCCCTAGATTATTCATCACAGGGTAGAGCAGTAACGACACAAGACTATAAGACAATTCTTCCTCAAGTTTATGCTGCTACAAAATCGGTTCAAGTGTGGGGTGGTGAGGATAATGATCCACCAATATATGGACAGGTGTTTCTATCTGTAAGAACTAAGTCTGGTGTCAACTTGACTCAAGCACAAAAGAATAGTGTTGCAAATGATTTGAAAAAGTATAATGTAGCATCTATTCGACCTACCTTTGTTAATCCAGAAGTAACAAAAGTTAAACTAAAAGTTGATTTTAAGTTTGATAGTAAAACTACAACTAAATCTGTGGGAGATATCGAAACTCTTATAAGACAAACAATAACAAATTATAATGATAGTGATTTACAAAACTTTGATGTTGTGTTTAGACATTCTAAATTATCTAGACTTATTGATGCATCAGATACATCAATTCTTTCAAACACAACAAGAATAACTCTTAATAAAGTTTTAACGCCAACATTAAATACTGTAACTCAATATATTATTAACTTTAATAATCCATTATATAATCCACACACTGGGCATAATTCTGCTATGGGTGGTATTACTAGTTCTACAGGTTTTACTATTGCTGGAAATACAAATACACTATATCTTGATGATGATGGAAATAATAATATCAGAACTTACTATCTGGTTGGTGGTACTACTAGAAACTACGTTGATGAAACGGCAGGAACTATTGATTATGAAACTGGAAAGATTGTTCTTACTGATTTGAACATCACTTCTACAAGTACTGGTAATACAATATCAATTGATATTCTTCCTGCTTCAAATGATATTGTGTCTGTTAGAAATCAAATTCTTGAGATTGATACTGGTTCTGTATCAATTGATGGAACTGTTGATATTATTGTGTCTGGTGGTTCTTCTGCTGGTACAGGATATACTACAACGCAAAACACATACTAGTAAGGTTTTTAGATGACTAGTCCAACCCTAAAAAATAAAGTATCTCCTCATATTCAAGAACAACTGCCTGAATATGTAAAATCAGATCATCCTTTATTTTCTCTATTTCTTAAATACTATTATGAGTTTTTAGAATCTGGCGAGCTTGTCGTATCAGGTTCTAATGATTATGTTATTGAAGAAACAATAAGTAAAAACTATATTTTAGATGAACAAGAATTAAAAGTTGTTCTTGAATCTTCTGCTGGTAAGTTTACTGCTGGGGAAACTATTGTAGGTTCTAAATCAAAAGCAACTGCAAGGGTTCTTGTAGATGACTTTGATAATAATAATAGATTATTCATTACATCCCAACAAAGATTCGAAACTGGTGAAACAATTACTGGTTCATCTTCTGGTGCAACAACAACTGTTGTATCTTATCGTGCAAACCCTGTACAAAATATTCAACAACTTCTGGAATACGCAGACGTTGACAACACAGTTTATAGTTTTCTTGATAAGTTTAGAGATTCCCTTATGGAATCTATTCCGAATACTCTTGCCGAAGGTACAGAGAAAAGAAAACTTATCAAGAGCATTAAAGACTTGTATGCTGCTAAAGGTACAGAGGATGCCCATAAACTATTCTTTAGAATTCTTTTCAATCAAGAAGCGGAATTAATTTATCCTAGAGATAATCTTATCCGTTCATCAGATGGTGAATGGTCTACAGACAAAGTAATTCGTATTGTTGAAAATGGAAACTCAGATTTTACTTCTGCTATTGGTGAGTTTATAACTGGTTCTACTTCTGGTGCAACTGCTATTCTTATAACTGTTATTAAGTTTAGAGAAGGTGCAACTGATATCGCTGAATTGAGTTTGGATGAAAACTCAATCGTTGGAGATTTTGTTGAGGGAGAAATTATTACCTCTACAGATGTAGCTAGAGATTTAGAAATTGCTGGTACTGTTAAGGGAATTGTTACAGGACTATCTGTTTCCAATAGAGGTTCTTATTATAATATTGGTGACACGGTTAATATTAAAACGGGCGGTAATAATGCTGCAACTGCCAGAATTGAATCTATATCGCCAGGTTCAGTAAATGAAATTCTAATTGAGAATGGCGGTACAGGATATACCATAGGTGATAATCTTGTATTCAATCTAACTGGAACTGAAGGTTCTAGTGTTCAGGCAAAAGTTTCTGTAGTTGGTGGTGGTATAAGTCTAGAACAAACTACATCACCAGATTCTATTGTCACTGAGAATGATGAAAAGATACTTACAATTGCCATCGACAATTTTGAACTTGAAGATTCGACATTGGGCAACTCATACTTGTCTAGTGAGTCAGGAGACTATATTGTTCTAGAAGATGATTCTCTTCTATTAACAGAGACAGATGCTCTAGAGTATGCAAAGCAGCAAGGTACTTCTACAGACCTTACTGGTGATATCATCATGGAAGATGGTAAACAACTTCTTAGAGAAGATGCAGATATTTTCTTCTCAGGTCTAGAGACTACAGTAGGTGAAGTTGACAATCTTGTTTTAGAAGATGGAACTCAAATTATACTTGAACCAAGAACCTTTACTGCCTTGGGAGTTGCATCAGAGATAGGAGAGATTACTAAAGTTGAAGTTGTCAACTCAGGTAATGGTTTCTTAAAGACGCCTCTCGTTACAGTATCATCAACTACAGGCTCTGGGGCAGAACTTTATGCTTGCTCCACTTCTGCACCAAAGATTGGTGCTATAGGTGATGTTTCAATAACAAACTTTGGTTTAGATTATACCATTGTTCCAGAGGGACAGTTTAATAGAAACTTCATCATTAAGAATTATACTGGAACATTCTCTGCCGGCGACACTCTTACGAGTCACGTTGGTGAAGTTATCAACTTTGATGCAACAAGAAACTTATTGATTGTTCGAACAGATGTTACCTTAGATGAGGGAGATATTCTTACAACGATTACTGGTGCCACTGCAACTATCGTCCAAGGCGACTTTGCAATTGGTACTGTTGAAATAGGAACTGTTGGTACTACAGTTGGCGACTTCCAATCTGAAAGAGGTAAACCATCTGTTGATAGTATGAAGGTTCAAGATAGTTTCTACTATCAAGATTACTCATATGTTGTTCGTGTTGGTGAATCTATCAATCAATGGAGAGATTCGATTCGCCGTTCTGTTCACCCTGCTGGTTGGAACGTCTTTGGTGAAGTATCGTTTGCATCACAAGTATCTGCAACAATTCAAGTTCCTGCTGCTGGTTCTATCGCCGACTTTACTGGTGACGATACGTTCTCACCAGAACTTGCATCTACATTCACTAACCTATTCACTACCATATTTGGTAGAAGATTGGGTACGGTAACTGATGGGACATCATTAGTATCTGCTCCTGTAACTGGATATTCAGATATATCTGATATACCAAATGGAAGAGATGTTACATTAACATCTGACGTTTCTGTTAGGATGAATCTAAACAGAGGTTCACATTATAGTGGTTCGACATTGGAAAATGTTGCAATGTTTGGATTCACTGCTGACCCACATTATGAAGATACATTCCTTCTTATGACAGAAGATGATAATCATCTGTTACAAGAGACAGGAGAAGATGATGCACACCACGGAGAAAGTGCTCATCAACACTTTGTTCAAGAATTTGAACATGAAGCTATCCCACACTATCCTGGCATTTACAGGACACCAACATTGGGTAAAGACTTCTCTCGTGACCAATATAGTCTTGCACAGATAGGACGGTATAGAATTGATGAACTTTCTGAACCAGATGGTTCTGGTGGGTATCGTATACCTCTTACAGCATATTCGACTATTATTAATATACCACCACCAAGTGAAATTATTATCACTCGCACTGGTTTGACTAATGCATTCGATAATAACTTCGCTACCTTCGATAGAGGTGATCAGACATTCGATGAGAGTGGTGGAACTCGTGATACTGCTGCAAGATACACAGATTCATTCGATCAGAATGATATGTACTTTGATAGTTCTAACACCAAGTTCGATAGGGCTGCTGGTGAAGATGAACAATTGTTCTCAAGAACAAGCACAAAATTTGATAATGGTACAATAAGGTTTGATAATGAAATTGGCGGACTTTTGACATTCGACCAAATTGATATTTCTATGGATTCTAATGCATATACCCTTGACGAAACCTTATAAATAACTGTATAAATAATATAAACTTTTAGGAGAAACTACAAAATGTCATATCAAGCAATTGGGCGTGGTTCTGCCGCAAATGACGGAACTGGCGACGACCTTCGTACAGGCGCAGGCAAACTAAACGCCAACTTTACAGAACTATATACCAAATTGGGTGATGGTTCTTCTTTAACTTCTGATTCCTTTGTAACACTTACAGGAACACAGACGTTAACAAACAAAACTTTAACTACACCAAAAATCAACGCAATCGAATTTGAAGGTGCAACTGCTGATGCACACGAAACTACTCTTGCAGTTGTAGATCCAACAGCAGACAGAACAATCACTCTGCCAGATGCAACTGGTAAAGTATTGTTGGATACTCAAATCGAACTTGCAAACGGTGCTAAGATTTCTGATGACAGTGAAAACGAATTACTTGTTTTCGGTAAAACTGCAAGTGCTGTAAATAACTTTACACTTTCAAACGCAGCTACTGGTGGTAACGCTTCGGTTGCAACATCTACTGCACCAGTTTTTAGTGTTTCTGGTATTAATACTAATATTGACATGGCACTCACTCCAAAGGGAGCAGGCCATATAACTATTCGTTCAACTACTGGTGCAAACAATCAAGGTGCAATTAGATTGAACTGTGAGAATAATACTCACGGACAAACTATAATGGGACAACCTCACTCTGCAACCGATAGTGGTTTCTTCATGTTACCTCTAGATGGTGGTTCTGCAAGAGCAACTCCAAACGTATTGTTGAGTGGTGCAAAGACTGTTGTTGCTACTCAAACTGCAACTGGTGGTGGTTCTGCCGTTGCATTGTCACTTAATACAGCACATAGTGCGATTGTAACATCTGGTGCTCAAGCGTTTACACTTGCAAATGGTGTTAATGGGCAGATTAAAACTATCTCAATGGTAACGGATGGCGGTGACGCAACCCTTACTCCAGCAACTTTAGCTGGTGGTTCAACAATTACCTTTAATGACGTAGGTGATAGTGTAGTATTGATTTACAATACAACTGGCGGATGGGCAATACTTTCGCAAAATGGCGTGACAGTCGCTTAATAATTAAGTAAGGAGTAGACAATGACTATTGATACATTAGGAGCAAACGCTCTTGCAAGTAACTCTGTAACAACTGCAAAGATAGCGAATAATGCCGTAACTGGTGCAAAAATTCCTGCTGATGCAGTTGTTGCTGCTGACATTGCTGATGGTTCAATCACTCAAGCAAAAATTGCTTCTACTGTAAGATTAGGTCTTAAATCTGTTCAAGTCTTTACCTCAAGTGGAACATATACAAAACCAACTGGTATTAATACTGTCAAAGTATTTGTAACTGGTGGTGGTGGTGCTGGTGGTGCTCATGGTACTTTAGCTAATGACATGGGTTCTGGAGGTGGTGCTGGTGGTACTGCGATTGAAACTATAGATGTATCTTCTGTATCATCAGTAGCGGTCACTGTAGGTGCAGGCGGTGCTAGTGTTTCAGCAGGTGCTAATAATGGTTCTGGTGGTGGTACATCTTCATTTGGTTCTTACTGTTCTGCCACAGGCGGAAATGGAGGCTCTCATGGTAATGTTGGGGCTGGTATTGGTGGTGCTGGTGGCGTTGGAAGTGGTGGTGCCATAAACATATCTGGTGGTACTGGTGGTAATGGTTGGGATAATTTTAATGTAACTGACACTTATGCAAGAAGTTTTGGTTTTGGAGGCGCTTCTTTTTATGGAGGGGGTGGTCGTGGTTCATCTCATACTTCAGTCGCTGCTTCGGGAGGTGAAGCCTTCGGTTCTGGTGGTGGTGGGGTACACTCAAGACACGGTGGTTCTTCTGGTGCTGGAAAAGCAGGAGTAGTTTATGTTGAGGAGTATGCATAATGAAAGCACTTATTTTAGATGGTATAGTCGTAGACGTTCAAAAAGAAGAATTTGAAGTACACTCTTCTATGTCATGGGTAGACTGTGATGATACAGTTATCGTTGGTTGGACTTATGATGGTAAAGATTTTAAGACAAACGAGATTAAATTTACAGAGGAAGAAGAGTTACAAAAATTACGTTCAGTAAGAAATAATTTACTTACTTCGTCAGATTGGACTCAGATACCAGATGCTTCTATCACAAACGCAAAAAAAGAAAAGTGGAAAACTTACCGTCAAGAACTTCGTGATATTACTAAAACTGCGAGTAGTGTAGATGATGTAAAGTGGCCCACAAAACCTTCTTAACAATATGCATAAATAACTTTATAGGAAAAAACAATGGCAGCAATTATTACTGAACATTTCAGGCAACACAATGCAGAACAATTCTTTGAGTCGTTCTCTGAGGCAGCGCCAACAAGATATTACCTTTTTATTGGTAAGAGTACTCCATTTACACTATCTACTTCTGGTGGTTCGGATAACTCACCACCAGTTCCAAATGATGATGTAACTACGGAACATTATAAATGGGATTCTATGCTTGCTGCCAAATTAATCTCATCTTCGGATGTTTCATACGTTATTCCAAGACGGAACTGGACTAACAACACACGATATGACATGTATGAACATGACATTAGTTCAACCAATCCAACAACAAGTAATGTAACAAACCTGTATGGTAGTACATTTTACTTTATGACTTCTGACTATAGAGTCTATAAAGTACTTGACAATAATGGTGGTGCTGTGTATAGTGGTAGTGAACCTACCTCTGAAACTTCAACTCCTTTTGAGTTGGGTGGATACAGACTACAATACATGTATAAGATTACAACTTCAGAAGTTACTAAGTTTTTAACATCAGATTTTATTCCAGTAAGTACTGATGCAACTGTATCAGGTGATGCCGTAGATGGTTCTTTGGATGTTGTAAGAACAACCGCTGGTTCTGGATATACAGATGGAACTTATTATTCCCCAATAGATGGAGATGGTGCAAATGGTATCGTCAAGATTGTAGTATCTGGAAACTCTATTGTAAAACAAGGTTCGGCTGGAACTAACATATATGCGGGCGGAACAGGATATAGATTTGCTACTGTAGATTTAGGAAATGTTTTCAGTAACACAGGATTAACCACAGCTGCAAATATCGGTTCTGGTTCTGGTGGTAAAGTAGAACCAATTATTTCACCAAAGGGTGGACATGGTAAAGATGCAGTACATGAACTTGGTGCTCACTTTGTGATGACTAATATCAAACTAGAACAGAATGAAGGTTCAGATTTTACAATCGCAAATGACTTTAGAGAAGTTGGTATCATCAAAGACCCATTTAACTTTGGTACAACAACAGTTTCTACTGTTTCTACAGCGAGACAAACATTTAGTGTTACACTTACAGGTGCGCCAACTAAACCATATGAGATTGATGAAAAGATTACTCAGTCAACAACTGGTGCAATAGGTAAGGTTGTTGAGTTTGATGCTTCAAACAATATTATCTATTATCAACAGGAAAGATATGCAAACTATGGTATCGCTGCAAACGGAAATGTTATTGCATTTAGTGGTTCTAATGTTATTACAGGTGGCACTAGTGGTGCTGTTGGTACTGCAAGTTCATATGCAAATCCAGAACTACAACCAGACAGTGGGAAGGTTATCTATATAGAGAATAGACGCCCAATCTCTCGTGCGTCTGACCAAACAGAAGATATTAAAATCGTAGTGGAATTCTAAACAATGGAAAATACAAATCTTAATGTAGCCCCGTATTATGATGATTTTGCAGAAGACAAAAACTTTCATAGGGTACTCTTT